ATTACGTGCCAAGGTAATGGTCGATCAACTGACAGAACACGAATTGCTAACAGAATTGCCGCCTTTTTATTACGGGTTTATGAAATATGCCCTGGCGCAAAAGTTTATGTCTTATTACCCATCTGGTAATTGGACGCCACAAGCTCAAGCTGAATATGATGACTATTACGCGATCATCAAGAATGCTAATGAAACTGATCTGACTATCAGACCATCTGCTGTGCTCTCTAGGCCGCAGCCGTTCTGGTGGCAGAATATCCTGGCGTATTAATCATGCGTAAAGATTATGACATTGTTGGCAGCTACGACAACCAACGAATCAGCACTATTAATGCTGAGCGCACGATCAATATGTTTGAATACGTGGACGAGCAGGCCAAGCGTCCCAAGGTATTGGTTGGCACGTCTGGATTGGAAAACGCTAATATAGATTTTGGGATGGAGCAAGGCGGGTCACGTGCGTCGCTAGTGTTTAAAGATGCTATATACACAGTGTATGGCAGCACTGTTTTCAGAACTAGCGGAACCACAGGCGCGCTGCTTACCACAAAGATTGGTGACGTTAACGCAGGCAGCACCGGCTATGTCGGCATAGATGCGAACGCTTACCAGGTGATCATTGTGGACGGCACAGGTGGGTGGATATATGACACGCTTCACTTAACGTATGAGCCAATCACCGACACTGGGTTTCCAGCCAAGCCGATTGATGTGTGTTTCCTTGATGGTTTCTTTGTGGTTGCGAATGGTGAAACGAATAGCTTTCAATTATCGCTAATCAATAATGGCATGGTGTGGAGCGGTGGCACCAAGTTTGCGTTCACGGCAGCGATTGGTGACACGCTTATACTAACCACGACCACGACAGCAAATTTTGCAACAGGTGTGCCAGTTACGCTAGACAAGACGGGTGCAGGTGCGTTCCCAACGGCTGCGACTGGCGACCCGCTCAACAACACGACAACCTATTACGCTATCCGCGTCACATCCGCGGCGACCAATCCTGGACAGATTAAGATTGCCAGGACGCAGGCAGATGCTTTTGCGGGTACAGCGATTTCATACAGTGCTGCATCGGTGGCGCCAGTGACGATCAAGGTGGCAGCGCAATTACAGCAAGGCAGCATTACTTCGCACCCTGGTACGATTGTGGCGTGTCGCACATTGCATCGCAGGCTATTTTTATTTAGCCAAAACTTCACCGAAGTCTGGGAAAATGCCGGACTGGGAACCAACTTGCCATTTCGGCGCAACAATTCATTGCTGATGGAAGTGGGCACGCCTTCCGTCGGTAGCATAGCAACCGGTTTTGACCGAATGTTTTTTCTATCCCAGGACCGTGATGGCCTGGGCTCAGTCATGGGCGTATCAGGTACGCAGTCAGCGCCGGTTAGCAATCGCGCACTGGATTATGCCTTAGCGCAATACGCAACCGACCCAACCAAGGGTGTGGCTGATTCGCGTGGCATCATGATTAAAGAAAATGGAATCATTTTTTATCGTTTAAACTTCACCAAGGCCAATCATACCTATGTTTATAGCGTATCAATGAGCACAGAAAGCGACCCGAAATGGCATGAAGAAGAAGTATTGAACGGTGACAGACATCCGGCTCAGACCCACGTTTATTACAAGGGTGTGAACTATTATGGACATTACAATCAGCCAATTTTATACATTGTGGATGATAAATATACTACAAACAACGGTGAGCCAATCAGGCGTATGCGCATTGGTCGGCAAGTAACGCCAGAGGGTTACAATAGGCTGCGCATTGATCGCTGGCACATCGATGTGCTGCAAGGCAAAACTGATCAGTTTGTCACTGACGTTGCCAACCTTGATGCCGAAAACACGCAAAACATTTTGACAGAGGACGGCATAGATTTATTGCTCGATCAGCAGGTCATTATTGGCAGCGGCGCACCTAAAATATTCTTATCGATCTCGAAAGATGGCGGCCAGAGTTATGGCTATTCGACATCATCGAACATGGGCAAGCTGGGTGAACGCACTTACCGTACTGTATGGCGCAAGCTAGGGACAACCCCTAGAGGCCAAGGGTTTACCCCTAAGATTGAATTCTTCAACACGGTGCCGTTTTATATCCTTGGCGCTGCGTGGGACTTTGAAATATTGCCGGAGTGACGAATGGCTAGAGATTTAGACAATTTGCCATTGTATGACCCGCTCGTTAAGCAAGATGGCATTTATATGGCTGAAATATGGATTTCATCACTGAGTACCATGATTGAAACGTTGCAGGGTTATTTGTCGCAATATGGTTCATTTGTTCCACGTGTGACAACGGAAGAGCGCGATAAAATACAATCGCCAGAAGAGGGTCAGATGATATATTTAACAGATGCAACAATAGGGCCGCCGAGAACTGCTGAGTTGCAGATGTGGCAGGTAGTTGCCGATATCGGACAATGGACAGTGATCGTTTAACACAAGGAATGTGACATGGACCCAATAACAATGGCAATGATAGCGCAGGCTGGTGGGCAGGTGGCAGGCGGCCTATTTGGCAATTCCGGCAAGCCTTATTCAGACTATGGCCGAGAAGTTGAGAAATATAACCAGCGTGGCATTGATGCGCAGAACCCATTTTATAATGCCGGTAAGCACGGCATGAGCGATTACCAAGATTGGTTAGGCGGCCAGAAAGACCCATCAAAATTCATCAATGATCAGATGAAGAATTATCAGACATCTGACTATGCAAAAATGCAAATGGGCCAAGCTCAGAACGCAGCAAACAACGCAGCAAGCGCCAGCGGCTTAATGGGCTCCACGCCATTTATGCAAGAGTCTCAGAATTATGCCCAAGATATTGCATCGAAAGACCAAAACCAATGGTTGCAAAACGTTTTAGGCATCAATAGCCAATATGGCCAGGGTCAGAAAGACCTGATGGGTGTGGGCCAGCATTCAGCCGATCAAATCACAGGCATCAACCAGAACCTGGGTGAGAGCATGGGTCAGGCGGCATATGGCGAGCGTCAAGGAAGACAGAAAGATATCGGCAATATTTTCGGCGGTGTAATTAAAGGGTTTACAGGCTAGGAGCAAATTATATGGGCGTACCAATTTCAGAAGCGCCAGCCGAAGGCTGGATAATGTCGGGCATGAAAAATGCCAATGCTTTGCAGCGCCAGAACATGGAAAACCAATACTACCCCAAGATGGCGCAGGCTGAAATTGCGTCAAAGAATGCCTTTGCGCAAAACGCTAATTTGCAAAACCTGGCAACTGTGCTTTCCAATCCTGCTTTCTATACGAGTGCCAGCAAAGAGCAAGTGAACGCTTTGCTTAATAAATACGCTGAGCTATCAGCTAATCCGCCATCCGTAGAGTCGCTGGCAGGTGGGCCGCCAAACAATCGCGGCATATTATCAATGATTATGAATAAATTTGGTGGTGAGCAAAGTGGCGGACAGAGACAAGGCCAACAACCAGCAAACGCTATGAATGCACCAGCTCCGCAACAGCAAGCTCCGCAACAAGGTGGGCCGCAACAGGGTGAACCACAACAGCCTATGCAACCAGTGCAGCCAATGCAGTCACCAATGCAGCCACCACAAGCCAGTGGGATACCTGCCGCGGGTGGTTCGTCAACGCCTGGTATGCCATCCACAATGGTTGAGCGCATGGCTGCCGGACAAGGCGCAGGCGATACCAAGTTTGGTGGCGTCAATCCAATGTCTATATCGACAGCTCAAGCTGCTGGCTTAAATGCCATGGCAACAGGTGAAGCAGGTTCGATTATTGCTCAGCGTGAAAAGATGGATATCAGTGACAACAAGAAAGCTGATGAAGCGGTTAACCAAATAGCGCAGCTTGATAAAGCTACCCAGTTAAGAAGCGAAACTAAGAACTGGCAGCGCGGGCCAATTGGTGGAATGACACCTAAGTTTGCACTTGGCTCTCCAGCGGTAGAGCTAGATACAACCATCAAAAACATTGTTGCGTCTGTTAAAAACCAGCAAGCCGATGGTAATTCAACAGATATGGGCACCAAGTTAGCGACTGATTCAAAAGCAGACCGATCAATGCCAGATGCAGCATTTAGACATTTGATTGAATATGGAAAGGGGATGAATCAGCGCATCATCGAAAAGCCATCATTCAACCAGGCATTGGCCACGTTGGGTTATACGCCTAACCAGGTTAATACCATGTGGCGCTATTACCAAACTAAGCGGCCATTCTATGATGCATCGCATCATGCTGTTGACGAGAACAACCTGAATACCTGGGAAGAATTTTATTCCAACCCTAAACGCTTAAAGGCTGCGTTCAGTCCGATAGCCGCAAAAGAAATGGATAAGTTCATGGGCGAGCCAAAGTCTGGGCCAGACAAGTCGGCAGCGCAATCCGCCGAAGTGAAGCAGCCAGCGCAGTCGGCTCAAGAAACAGGTGAAACCATCTCGCTTGTTGGTGGCTTAAAGGTTCCAGCTTCATTCGATAGCCAGCAACATTTTCAAGAATGGTATAGCGCCCAACCTAAAGCAACGCAGTTAGCCTATCAGCAACACCTGGAGGGTAAGCAATAATGGCATTTGTTCCCACTTTGGCTGACATTCCAGATGAAAAGGTCATGGAAACCATGAAGTGGCAGCGCATAGGCAAAAGTGAGAATAAACGCCTAAAAGTGCCGCCTATTTCGCCAACGCCTATCGTTAAACAGCCAAGCAATCAAAAACGCTTTGTGCCAACGCTTGCAGATATACCAAAGCCATCGGCACAGCCAGCGCAGGCCAATGATAATGAGCTGCCATTGCGCAATTATCCGTTCGTTAACAGGCCGCCGACACCACAGGAAACCAAGCAGACGGGGCAGGACGCACAAGAGGCATTGATTGGTGGCGTTCAAGGTTTGGGAAATATCGTGCCAGACACGGCGAACATGCTTAATCCGACCAAGCATCAAATGCCAAGATTTGATTTTGCGCCAAAAACTGCCGCATCAGAAGTTGGGCAGATGGCAGCGCCATTTGCAGGGCCGCAAGCACTTGAAACGGGTGCATTGTCGGTATTGAAATTCCTGCCAAAAGCATTGAAGTCGGTAAAATCATTAATGGCAGCCAAGCCAGGGGCGACCGTTACCAATGCGTTGAAATCGATTGGCAAAACATCTGCAAAAGTTGGCTATGTAAATGCCCTGGAACATCCTGAAAATGCCTGGTCGGAATTTGGGAAGGGAGCAGCACTTGGGGCGGGTAGCGAGTTATTGGTGCCTGCTGCATTAAGCTCAAGCCCAATTATTTCAAAGCTAGCCAAAGGCGCTATTGGTGGAACCGCAGGATATTATGGTGGCCAAGCGCTTGGCTTGCCAGGTGGTGCCAGCGCTGCTGCTGGGGCTAGTATGGCCGCAGGATTGCCAGTGCGTAGATTGATGGGCATTGAGCCGAAAGCAAAAGTGGTTAATGAAATGTTGTCTGGCGTAAATGAATCAGAAGCTTCGCCAGTAATTAATGCCAATCGTAGACTTGGCACCAATGTCACACCAGGACAAGCATCAAATAATTATGTCACAAGGGCAGAAGAGGAAAGGCTTAAAAATGCTGGCGGTGACGTAGCGCAAAGAGCTGTTGAGCTAGAGAAACAGGCAGCCAAACAACAGAATAATGCGTTTAGCAGTATGCTTGATAAGATTTAAACGCCAACAAAAACCAATGAGAAAGCTATAAATCAGCTTTATAAAATGGCAAAAAGTTCGCAATACGATCTTGACCCTATTGTTGTTAATGCAATGTCGCAAGAGCCTATTGTTAAGCAGGCCATGGAAGCAGTTGATAAATTGCCTAGTATGGAGTTTGTGCCAAAAAACAATTATGAGTATCTGCAAAGAGTTAAACAGCAATTAGATACCATGCATCGAACCTATCGTGCTTCAACCAATGCATCTGAGAAACTTGAATCAGCCAATATCGGTAATGTGCGCAATGTGTTTAATGAGTTTTTAAAAGACAATAACGAACCTTACAAACAAGCCAACGCGTTAGCACACCCAAGATTTGTGCGTGAAGACGTAACCGATATTGTTAATCGCGTTCCTGGTGAGGCGACTGGTAAGCAGGTTTATTCTGCGCTATTTAGAGGAAGGCGCAGGGAAAAAGAAGTCATGGAGCTTGTTAAAAACTTTCCTGAAGCTAAAAAAGATATACAAGATATGAAAATTGGCTGGAAACATTTAAATGACATGAAATCACCCAGCCAGAGTGGTGCTCAGGCGGCTGCCAATATTGATATGATTAGAAACACTGGAAACGCCGTGGCCAATTGGCTTAGCAAGATGGGCAGCTCAAAAGGTAGCATGTCACGCCTAGAGTTTATCCATAGTCCAAAATGGGAAGAAGGATTTGCTCAACGTGCGGAAATAGCCGATCAATCTAAACGCATCAAAGAAGTAACAAAATACATTACCCAAACAGCGGTAAAGGCAGGTTTACCACAGACGCAGATAAGCAATTTAATTGATTATCTAAACTCGACGGAAGACTCCCAAGAGTAGGAAAAACACCGTCTGATATAGTAGAATGTATCAACACAAGGAATGTGACGAATGGCATCAGACCCAACATACAATTTGGCACCCATACCTAAATGGGTGGCAATCAATCAGCAGGGCACACTCGCGGGCGGAGCGAAATTATATACCTATCGCGCACTAAACCACGTTGAGCCAAAAGCTGTTTATTCAAGCGCAGCTGGTCCACTGGGTCCAGTCTATACCAATCCTATTATATTCGATCTCAACGGCACTGCAGGCCCATTTTATTGGGAGGCTGATGCAGACACACCAGAGGAAACCTATTATCTGGAATGCTACGACCGAGACGATAATTTACTGTGGACTATTGACGACTACGCGCCACCAGGTGGGTCAGGAGGCGGAAGCACTGTCACTGTTTACCAATCATTGACCAATTATATTGGCAATAGCGTATTTATTAACCATATTGATGACACTGTGACGCTGTACCCAACATCGCTTCCAGTCAACCTGGTTATTGCGCCTGGAAACCACAAGGGTTTCACGCCTGCCTTGGTTAACCCCATCATTGGGACATATGGCGCAGTCGGACCTGATACCAGGTTTGTGAAGAACAACACCAATGCAACCGACAAGATTTCGTTTGTGCCATTTGCGCAAGCTGACAATGCCTTGATTGGCGATGTCACGCCAACTGACTATATGCGCTATCAGTGCACCGTGGTTGGGGCGGCAGAATCATATAAATCATTTCAGTTCCCAGTTTGTCAAAAGGTTAAAAACCTGAACAACCAAGAGATGACATTTTCAATGTGGGGCAAGGTATTGGCCAACCCTGTGACATTGAATATTTACACTAGGCAGTATTTTGGTTCAGGAACCGGCGCATCAGCTGAGGTGCGCAGCCTGTTAGGGCAGTTTGTATTAACAACCAGTTGGGACGAGTGCAATCTGGTGTTTACTGTGCCGTCAACCGCTGGTTTATCCATTGGAAACGCAGGACTAGAAACCGATGACGATGCGTTTTACATCCAGGTTGATATGCCATTGGGCGCGCTGTGTGATGTGTGGTTTACCAAGCCAACGCTGCACCTTGGGAATGTTGAGCGTGACAAAGATTTCCAAAATTATGATGAAATCGATTCCATTATTCAAACGCCAAGAACAGGTGACATTAAAACATCGATGTCGGCTGCGCCATCTGGTGGCTGGGTATTAATGAATGATGGGACCATTGGCAATGTTGGTTCAGCTGCTACCAATCGCAAGAATAAAGACACGTTCCAGTTGTACAAAACATTGTGGGACAGTGTTTCAGATGTTTGGGCGCCTGTTAGTACGGGCCGTGGCGCCACTGCGCAGGCTGACTTTGTAGCTAATAAAACGATCGCATTGCCTAAAGCATTAGGCCGTGTGATGGCAGGTCAAAATGCTGGCTTTGGCACGTCGCTAGCCATAACCAATGTTGACCAACCAACGGCGGTTTTCACGGTAGCATCAACTGCCACGATTCCAACCGGCACGCCTGTATTTATTAGTAATAATGGTGGGGCATTGCCTGCGCCATTAATTGCTAATACGCCTTATTATGTGCTGAATGTATCTGGGACGACCTTTAAATTATCCGCGTCGGTCGATGATGCGCAAAATGGCAATTTTATCATATTGACTACGGCTGGAACTGGTACACAAACTTTACTGGCGGCAATGGGTGCGGCGTTTGGCGAAGGAAAGCACGTTTTAACAAGTGTAGAGTTGCCAGACCCATTAACAGCAAAAGCAAACTTTATTGGGGCACCAGTAGGCCCAGGAAACAATGTCATTGTTAATAGCCCAGCATATTCAACTGGCACTATAAGCAATGAGGGTGGCAATCAAGCGCATAACACCATGCAGCCAACATTGTTCACGAATATATTTATTAAACTATAAAGGGATTTTATATGGCCGTTCAATTGATTGAAGTTCCAGCACTTGACCCGAATGCTTATACGGGCCCAACAAGAATTATGTCAGGCGTGGCAAGAACTGGAAACGTTACGACTGATACATTATACGGGCCGAATGGCTCAGTGGAATTTGCACGTTGGTTGTATTTAGGCGTGACAGGTAACGTTTCATATATGAAATGGGACGGCACCTCACAGACTCTCGTTGGATTGGCTGCTGGTGTTTGGCACCCTGTTTATTCTATCAAGATAAACAGCGCTGGAACGACCGCAACCAGTTTAGTGTGGGGAAGTTAGCTAACTTCAGCAAAAATGGTATTTCTATTTATTGAAAAAGGAATTTTTAAATGACGACGACCTACTCCCAAACAGTGTTATCACCATGGTTGACCCCTGTGCGCCTTGTGTCTGTAGCCAATATTGCTGGCACCTACTACAACGGCCCAAATAACAATGGCGTGAACGCAACATTAACCGTTGCTGCTTCTTCATTAACAATCGATAGCGTTGCTTGCGCTGTTGGTGATCGCGTACTGTTACAAGTACAGACCAACACCTATGAGCAAGGCGTGTATGTAGTTAGCAGCATTGGCTCAACGGTTGTGCTCACCAGATCAGGTGACATGCAGGCTGGTCAGTATGTTTCAGTTGGTGCCGGCTCAGTTCGCGCTGGTAACTTCTACAGCCTGGTAGAGCCTCTGCCAAACAACATCGGTGTTGATGCAATTGTATTTAATGCCGACCCATCTGCCGGCGGCGTGACGTTCTCTGGTGGCGCATCAACTGCTAATGCATTGGCTGTATTTGCTGATACCGCTGGAAACTTAAAAGCGGCTTCTGGTGCATCTACGTTTGGCCAAGACTTAGCAATTACTGGCGTTTTGTCTTCCACTTCTTTCTCGGCATCTGGAAACATTACGTCATCAGCCGGTAATTTCGTTAATACCGCTGGCTATTTCACTCGCTCGGCTGTGAATGCATTAACAGCTTTAGCAGGTGGAGCACAAGCTGGTACAGCGTTAACTCGTGAACTAAACCGTGTCACCACTGTAACGACTGCTGCTGATAGCGTTCAGCTCCCAGCCGCAACCGTTGGCAAAGTGGTAACAGTTATCAATGCTGCCGCTGCAAATGCCATGGCCGTTTTCCCCCAGACAGGTGAAATCATAAATGCATTAGCCGCAAACGCTTCCATTTCCGTTGCTGCCAATAAGACGATTATGTTTTTCTGTGCGGTTGCTGGAACATGGAATTCATTGTTAACAGCGTAACAAATCTGGGGAGTGTAAAAGCTCCCCATTTTAAAGGGAATTATCGATGCAGCCATATGGTGGGTTAGTTGTAGTCATAAACTATGCTGGGCAGACAGAGGCCGAGCAGCACACACACCATTTAATTGCGCAAGATGGAACAGACATTATCACGCAAGCATCTGAAAATATTTTGGTTCAAGCCGCATAAGGAACGACAAATGGCAGGCATTAAGATTTCAGATTTACCAGCAGTTGCTGCACCTGCTTTAACTGACGTTTTTCCCATTGATCAAGGTGCGGTTACATACAAAGAAACAGCTCAACAGCTTTTAACATTGTTCCAGGCCAATATCGTTATTGGTCCATCGAATTTCAGTGGAGTTTTAACCGTTGATAAAGGCGGTACAGGTA